TCTACCAATACTGGTGCAGATGTCAACCCAACAACTGACAACTACTATGCAGGAATGAACCTAGAAAGACCACAACAAGGGAATAAATTAACTTTGAGAGATTTCTTAACACCTGACTTGACATAATGAAAAAGTATTATAAAACAAAAACAACTAACATAACAAAGCTGAAGTCCTACTTGGAAACTAAGCCAAAATCAAATAAAAATGACAGATCTAAAAGACACTCTACAAGTAGGAATAGCTAACGGATCAGCTATTGGTTTTAGTATTACGGATTGCAACGAATACCTAACCCTAGTTTCACTTATACTCGCTATAAGTTTTACCATTTATAAATTTGTTAAATTTGATAAAGATGCCTAAGAAACGAAAGCTAAACAGCAAGAATCCTAAGTATAACAAAAACATAAAGGATGATATTAAAATGCGTAAAGAATTTGTTGCAGAAGTTAAGGGCTGCAAAATCTACAAATCATACCTCCTCTAGTTTGAGCCAAGCCAACCTACTTATTATTAGAAAGACATTTACTGATGAATCTACCATTGGTGAGTTGTTTTTAAATGGCGAAAAGATGTGCGATACATTAGAGCTGCCTTATAGAGATAACCAAAGGAGTATATCTTGCATACCAGCAGGAGAATACTCAGCAAGATTAAGATACCCAAGAGAAAGTGGGAGTAGAGATTACTTGCACATATTAGTAAAAGATGTACCCAATAGAGATTATATCTTATTTCACAGAGGTAATACAGCTAAAGATTCAAGGGGCTGCATCCTAGTAGGATTAAAAAGCCAACAAGACATTGTTTATAATTCAACTTTAGCATTAGAATTATTACTAAAAGAAATCATAAATTTGGGAGTTACAGAAATGAATTTAATAATCAAAAATAAATAATATGAAATTTTTAGAAAAGTTCCTTATTGGACAAATGTTCAAATCAAAGAAATTCTGGTACGCAGTAAGTTCTATCGTTGTACCTGCACTTGTAAAGTTTTTAGGAGTTGATGTAGAAACTGCTCAGAACTTATACTACGCACTACTAACTTTAGTTGTAGGTCAAGGAATAGCAGACGTTGCTAAAAAATAATAGATACAGATTAAAGCCACACGAAATAGTGGCACTACAAAAAATGCGAGAAGCCGACACTAGGAATGTTCTAGTGATCGGTGACTTGCACGAACCCTTTTGTCTTGATGGCTACTTAGAATTTTGCCAAGAGCAATACGAAACTTATAACTGCAATCAAGTAATTTTTATTGGAGATATACTCGATAACCACGCGTTTTCCTACCACGAACCTGATCCTGATGGAATGTCAGCAGGATTAGAACTAGAGAAAACCATAGAGAAAGTATCTAAATGGTACAAAGCATTCCCTGTTGCTGATGTTTGCATTGGAAATCACGATAGAATGGCTAGTCGTAAAGCTATGACAGGTGGCATACCTGCTGCTTGGATAAGATCATACAACGAGGTTTTAAATACACCTAATTGGAACTGGGTAGAATCAATAGTCTATGATGATGTTTTGTATGAACACGGAGAAGGTGGTCAAGCACAAACAAAAGCCAAGAATAACCTAATGTCAAGTGTGTGTGGTCATACACATACAGAAGCATATTGTCGGTGGTATGTCGGCAAGAGATATAGAGTGTTTGGAATGCAGATTGGCTGCGGTGTAAATGCTAATACATACGCAGCAGCTTATGCTAAGAACTTTAAAAGACAAGCTATCGGATGTGCTGTTGTACTCAATAATGGAACTTTACCTATTAATCTTTTGATGCCTTTATAATGAAAGACAAAATCTCTTGGCAACTTTACTTATTATATATGCTGATCATAATAGCCATTTTAAGCATATCCATATAGCCTCTAAGACACTTTAGCCCCTTTCTAATACCCTTATACTACAACACACTTACAACAGCTTAAAACAAACATTCTTATTATTGTTAATTACTTTGTTAATAACTTTGTAAGTAATTTTGTTAGTAATTAATTCTATTTGTTAAAGTTTTGTATCTTTGCTTCATATTAATCAATAAAAAAGAATTATGAAATTTACAAGTAAAAAAACAGGCAAGTCTTTTATAATAAGCGGAAAAGCTGCTGCTGACTTTTTGTATGCTAAAAATGCAAAGGGAGAATTTATTAACGATCTTAATAACTATTATATAAATAAGAAAGATGATATAAGTCAAGTTAAGTTTTTCTTAGGATGTGTTGGTATGACTATGTTAGCTATCGGATCAATCTTATTACACTTACAATGGAACTTCTAAATATGAAATTAAAATGCCAAACTTTTGAGTTTTATTCAAACGGTGAGTATAGAGATGTTAGGGTGTTAGATTCAAACACAGCTACTTATGGAACTGATATTAAAGAAATAAGCAAAGCAATAAGAATTTTAGGAACACAAGAACAAATAGATAAAGCTCTTGATGACTATTGTAAAGTAAGTGGTCTTAATTTAGATGAAGCATTTAACTTTACAGATAAAGATAAAATAAAAGAATATACAAAACATTATAAAAACAAAGGACTAATAATAAATTTAATATGAAAACTGAAAAACTAAGAGAAAAGTATTTAAAATATGGTTTGGAAAAAGCTGATGTATTTAAACATCAACACTATATAATTATCACAAGATCAGGAATTGAAAAAATAGCAGCTATTGAAAACATACTGATACATTATGAAGTTGTAAAATGTGAAACTAACTTTGCT